AGTACCTTGCTATCTTTCCATTCCAGTTGAACTTGTCACAAAAGAATTGAGCGTCATACACTTGATGAATATCCCAATCATTCGTAATAAATTCTTCCATCATCACGGAACGTTCATTAACCATACACTCTCATACTCTCCTCGGAATACCCTAACATTAGCCCATAGTGAAACAAGAATGGACTTGTATGTGTGGGGTGTTCAACAAATGGTGTCAAGAATACGATGTGTGGTTTAACAAAGTTTTCAAGACAGGCAATTTTAAATGCCTTCCATTCTACCTCGAAAGATTTTGTAGATATAACAATAAAGTATGCGTGTGTAACGCCACAATAGTTACGCTCTCCAATATACTCATTTGATGTGAGTAATATTAAATCTTTTTCATCGGCCATTTCTCAACCACCATCTTACAATACTCGTAAAATTCTTCGAGTGTTCTATCTTGTTTTGTAGTATTACATTTGCCACAAATAATCCATACGTTGTCAATACGCAATTCGTTTTCGTTGTTAATTCTATCTAATGATGGAGTATTACCTCTAGACTTATTAGATAATTTTACTCCACATATAGGACAATGTGTTGTGTTTTTATATAATGATTCAATTTCATCATTTGTTATTAACACATTCATTCCTTTGGTTTTGTGAGAAAGTAATGCTTTCACACCACTATATCTATGTGGGCGGGATTTAACTAATGCTGCCCTATAAGAAGCATTACATTCTTTACATTCATTTCTGTGTCTATCTACATGCGTATTATCAACAGGAAAATCTGATAGTGGTTTTATTACTTTACATTTTGTGCATTGCTTATTCATTTACCACCTACAAAGTTTATCTTTTTCACTGCTAACAATAAGACAACATCTCCCTGAATCATCCACAAGTGTATTCCAATTTGACTCAATCAACTTCATAAAATATTGATAGGTAAAGTCGCATCCCTTTGTTTCTTTGAGGACTTTATAGATTGGACGAACTGGTGTATGTGGTAGTCGTGTAATGAGTATCTGTTCACGTATCAACGATAGATAGTATTCCGTCTTCGCGCGCCTCTCTTTTCGAGTCTTGATTCTTTCCTCGAATAAAGTGAGTATGTCAAAAATATTCAACTTGCACCTGCCAATATATGTATGTCACTAATCCTATTTAAATGCTCGTTTTACGGGAAACCCTTAAAGGATTCAAGGAATTTCTCAAACTCTGCGTCCTCAATCATCCACACAACATTAGCGAATCTCTTGTCAGTTTCAGTCCAACCCTTCTCGACACGAAACTTTCTGACAAGATTCATATATAACTGACCGAATCGCATATCGGGATACTTATACCAGATGCTCTGGAATAAATTCGATATGCGCTCAATTCTTTCTGCTTCTCTCATTCGTTAATCACCATCTGAAAAGTTCCAATTAATAATCTCTTTGTCTCATCGAAAATACCGGGTGAAGTAGATTCACGATTGCCAGCAAAGTTAACTACTTTATATGAACCCATCGCACATCGAACACCGTATGCACTTTCACCAGTACAATCAATGAACCTCTTGCCATACTGGACACATTTCTTTTTTGTTGCGAGGAATCCAGGCGTGTCATCCTTACCAATCCAGATTGTTATATCTGAATTAAGAACATTGAGTGTAGTCCTAGTTGGGTATCCAGCACCAGAATCAATGAGTCCAAACTCACGAAGAGAACGGTCACGACCATTCTCGGTGAGATAGCCACTCGGCGCATAGCCACCAGTTTCAAGACCACATTCCTTGGCTGCTTCAAGAGCAGCGCGGTCTACTCCCGTCTGACCACCAGAAATAATCTTCATTTCTTTTTCGCCTTTACCTTCTTAAGATTCTCTGCCATCTGCTGAACGAGATGACGTTTTAGTTTATTGACTGCTTTCATAAGACAATCGACTGAACAGAAGTCATCATTATGAAGATAATACAAAGGCATCTCATCACCAATGCGAATATTAAATCCATCGACATTGATAGATACGTTGGTAGGAATTTCTTTCCCACAAAAATCACATACGCTTTTCTGTATTCTCATGGACAACCTCGTAAATTTTCCAGAAGTTTATGCGGAGGAACACCATAGTCCAACTGCATCGAGCGTTCACAATGGTCACACCGACCATCGGCAATCCATTCTACACAGTTCTTACCGAGCAGGGAAATATCTACTTCGAGATTAACCCATGCACAATACACTGGTTTCTCTAACGGAATTGTTTCAACCATCGACATTCATCCCCGGTAAATAATATGCATGATTCCACGTAGGATTGACATAATAATATATATCATCAATCGAAGTATCAGAAGTAATTTCACGATGCCTGATTTTATATTTGGCAAGTAATTCTACTATCGCCTTACCAATCTCATCTGATTCTGCCGCAGTCTGATTACGTCCTTTCGGATTATACTTCTTTGTTCTCTTGACGTAGAAGTTTATGTTCTCAAACTCATTCCACTTCTCCATTACGAGATACTTGAAATGCATTCTCTCGTGCTGTCCGTAATAAAGATTGAGGAATAACGGCGAGTCAGTTATAATATAATCTACCTTACCCATCAGATGAAACTGACGGTCATACTGCTTGGCGAACATATAAACTTGATTCGTCAGAATATTCTGCGCTCCACGCCAGACAACACCCTTTGCATATTCGGCAACGAGTTCACAGTTTATATCCTTGCTCTTCATGTGAGCAAAGAGTTTAGCAGCGAGAGTACTCTTGCCAGCACCAGGACTTCCTATAAAGTTAATAACTTTTGTCTTACCCATATTTTTTCACCACCATTTTACAGAAGGTAATCAACTCTTCGAGTGACTTTGACCGTTTCATTGAATTACATTCGTGACACAGAATCATCACATTGTCTACAGTTAATTCCTTTTCACTATTAACCCTATCAAGTGACGGACTATTTGGTTTACACATTCCCTTTGTGTATACCGACCAATCGAGAACACATCCACATAATTCACATGTGTCCAAATTTTTTATGGTGTTATACAATTCTTCATTCGTTATTGTCACTTTAAATCCTTTACTTCTATGATGAGAACGTGTAGTATAACACCATGCTAATTTTGGATTTCGTTTGGTATGTTCTATTTTGATTTTGTCGGCACAAGATTTACAGTAATACCCATGTCCATCCGGTGATGTGTGCATCTTATAAAATGAAGATAATGGTAATTCTCGGTTACATTCTTTGCACACTTTCGTTTTCTTCTTGTCTGTAACTGGACAGTGGCATTTACCATCCACTTCACCAGAGCATTCGCCCTTGCACTCACAGCCACAAACATAATCTGTTTTAGCATGTTTCATTGCATCACCAAAATCAAAACTAATGTTCCAGTAGCACGTAATTACATGCTGCTAGAAAAAATATTCTTCAAACTGAACAAGTGTGCTTATGCCTTCAAACTATACAATGGTTTCAGGGAGTGAAGGATTCTTGCGGTTGGTGCTATTGCATCAAGGATTATCTGCGATGGCTTGTATGCTCCAGGCGCCTCATCGAGAGTGGACTTGCCAACACTCGTCGAGAAAATTCCATTCATACTGCTGACAAACTCATCGAGGTCAAGTGTTTTCTTCGCCTGTGTGCGGCTCATGATACGCCCTGCTCCATGTGGTGCAGAGAAGTTCCAATCGGGATTAGACTTGCCCTCACAGATGATTGTTCCATCCTTCATGTTGAATGGAATTACCATGAGTTCATCCTCGTAGGAACGTATTGCTCCCTTCCTGATAATCATATCATTCGGGTCTACATAATTGTGAGTAGACTCGACGATATTAAGAATCCTCTGCCCAATAATATCACCAATAATATCGGAGATTATTCTACGATTCACTGACGCATACTGCTGTGCAAAGAACATATCAACGAAGTAATCATATGCCCACTCATGTTCGAGGTATCCTTTCTCACCACACTGTTTCTGGTGATAGTTTGCAATCTTAAGACCAAAGTTACGAGAGCCAGAGTGAACGACAGACCAGATATAATCGTCCTCATCAACGTCAATCTCAATGAAGTGATTACCACCGCCAAGTGTTCCCATTGCATTTATTATCTGCGCCCTATCTGAATTGATTTTCTTACAGAGGTCATTGAGATACCAATCCTCTGAATAATCAACAACGCCGAAGTCTTCACCAGTAATATCATTGAACTTCTTGGTGAAGATATTCAGTTCTTTCTGTGCTTCTTTGGCGATTGTGACGGGGAGGATATTCTTTCCAGTGTGGATGTTGAATCCAAGAGGAACGCGATTCCTTATCGCCGCATCAATCACTGGGAATGCAGCATCATCGAGTTCAGTATAATCGAGGTTGTGTTTCTGTGCCACCATCCCGCATCCAATATCAACGCCGATTGCGTTAGGACAAATCTTTCCGTTTGTCTTACAAGTGAACCCGATTACTACATCGTTACCGACGTGAGTATCTGGCATCACACGTATAGGGTTTGTATATGCGGGGTTGCGCATCATGTCATGGAGTTGAGAGATAACGCCCTCTTCAACGTTATCAATCATTATCTTTGCTTCGCCATATTTCCCTTCGAGTTCAATCATTTCTTCTTCCTCATATCAGGACGTTCTTTCCTCAACTTTGCAGGATTGGGGTTGTATGGATGGAACGGATAGAGAGGACAACGCTTATCTCCACAGTCAGCAATACCGTCTGCATAAAATCCCATGCATGAATAACACATGGCTTCCACGGATTCGCGGAGATTTAAATGCTCCCCCTTTAGGTATGAAACAAATGATACTTTGCCAGCCGCTTTTGTTTCACCTTCCATACTCTCAACCGTCGGGTGAGTCCAAGGATTATCTACCTTCTCTTCAACTTTTTTCTCAACCTTCTTTTCCTTCTTCGGTAACACAGTTACCTTTGGTGGTTCAGACTTTACTTTCTTCTTAAACATATTTTTCACCAACCATTTTACAGTATTCGATAAACTGTTTCATCGTGCGTCTTCCCTTCGTTGTGTTACATTCTTTACATATAATCCAGACACTTAATTTGGATAACGTATCTCCATTATTTTTTCTATCAATCGACGGAGAATTATGCTGGTTCTTTCCATCCTTTGTCAGACGGGAGTAATCTAATGTCACTCCACATATAGGACAAACTTCTGTTTTTAACGCCATAGATTCCAATTGATTTATGGTAATATCAATCTTATATCCACGACATTTGTGTCTACTAATCACTGATGCTGCCCATACTCTGTGTGGATACAGACGTTGATGTTTATGTGAAGCAACCATATGAGAATTAAAATTATCCTTCTGTCGTTTTGACATGCAAGTTTTACATTGCTGACGACGCACACCCCTTTGCGCTTTTCTACCACCAGTAAAATAAAATTCTTCATCTGGTTTTTCTTCTCCACAAATAGTACATACAATCATAACATCACCTATTATTGTATGTTGTGCTTGCTATTTAAAAGTATGTGTTTAAACATACTTCCCCAATTCAGTAGAATCTATGACGATACCATCCCAATATTTATGAAATTGAAATTTCCATATTGGGTCATCATCAACGTAAATTCCCGCCTTTAATATTCGTAAATAGTTTGCTTTCATCATCATGATATATTCAAAGTCGAGTATACCAAGAGGATTCATAAATAGAACTTTGGGAGTAACTCCAAGTTCAGTGAGATGCTGCATGGTTAGTTCCCACTTTGATTCAGGACGACCAGTTATGACATACTTCACCTTATCTGGATTGACGCCAGGATTTAATAAGCGGCTGCCAGTAGGTTGATGAATCCATGTTCCCCAAAGATTGAGGTCGATGGTTCCATCTATGTCGTAACATATGCGTAGGCTAATAATTTATCACTCCTTGCAACAATCATTTTACAATACTCAATAAATTCGAGTAAAGGTCTGTCACTTTTTATCACGTTACAATGGAGGCACACTATCCATGAGTTCTCTTTAGTAATCGTGTCGTCATTATTTATTCTATCCAACGATGGCGAGTTATGTTTTGGTCTACCACCTTTGGTATTCACACTCCAATCTAATTTACATCCGCAGATAGGACACTCGTCAGTAACATTCGCTTTTTCAAACAGTTCTTGCCATGTAATAATCACATTATCATGACGTGTTTTGTGAACTGCCACTGAATTTTTCGCCCACATTTTACGTGGGTGTTTAAATCTTTCTCGTATATAACTATCATGTGCAAGTTTTTTACGATGTGGAGTTTTTAATTCTTCACTCTCACATTCTCTACAATGATAACGATATTTACGAATATGTGTTTTCTTGAACGACGCTGATGCTTCCCGAAAACAAGAAGAGTCTTTCATCTGTTTGCACTTCGTACATAATAGTTCCATCTATATCACCATATTAGATGGGACTTCTTTGTATTTAAAGAGTGTGGTTGCTTTTCTTGACATACTCTTTCACCCTGTCAGCAATACTAACGCCAGTAAAGTAATCATAACGATTGCCTTTAAACAATTCAATCCAGCAATCCTCACTGCATACACCATCTGTATTCTTCTCTGGTATCTCTTTACCACACCTTACACAATAAGGCATAAAACCATTACCATTCCTGCTCCACAAGCGAAGCCAATAATGACGCCAATCCAATAGGAGATTCGTTTCATCTCTATAACTTGGCTCTCTGCGAAGTAAAGAGTAGCGTTTCCTTTCTCGTCTGTAGTTGCAATAAAATCTGAATCTGGCATTTCAATGCCCTCCGAAAATAATATCTTGACACGCCTGGCAATAACCAGAAATCTTAAACTCTGCTAGACTAGTCGCATCACGAAACTCTGTCCGTGAATCAACTTGTTTCTCACAGCGAGGGCATCTTCCCTGCGCTTTGAGTTCAAACTTACGACGAAGTTTTGATTCAAATGTTGAACACATGTTAATCCTCTTTCGCCTTCATTAATTTCTTCTGACGTTTCTGAATCCGCTTAAGCACATCAATCTTCTTTTCAATAGGTGCATCTTCTAGGAAATACTGCGTCTGTTCTTTTACAAGCGCAACTATTTCGGGGTCTTTAATCGTCATATTCAACTATCTCCATCAGACCAATCATCCATACGTGGAGAATGTTTTATTACTTTAATTTCTCCAACCTTCTTACAGTAATTAATAAATTCTTCATCAGTTCTTTTTCCTTTAGTTCGATTACATTCATGACATATAATTTGAACATTATCAACATTCATTTCACTGTCATTGTTTTTTCTATCCAGTGATGGACTTTCAATTTGCATCCTACCACCTTTATTACCAGTAGTGTAATCTAATTTCACTCCGCAATATTTACATATATTTGTTTTCTGCGCCAAATCAATTAATTGTTCTATGGTTATATTTACTTCATAACCACATCGTAAATGATTTGTAATAGAACTTCTACACCAAGTTCTCTCTGGGTGATTTATATTATAACGTCGTTGAGTAGCATTGACTTTATCTCTATTATTATTCACCCAATGTTTACGACATTCTTTACACATACCATAATAACCGTCTTTATTTCTTTTATTTTTATCAAACATTGATAATGGTTTCTTTATATTACATTTAGAACAGATTTTCATTTCACATCATCCATTATCATTTTATTTAATTTATCTGCCAACGCAATATATTTATTTTCACGCTTTACATTATGAAATTTTACAAGTGAACCATCAATTAATTTCATAACTTGTGTGTGTTTCGCAATTAATTCTGGTTTTTTAACTGCATAGTCTCCATTAATTTGTTTAATAACGACCTCACTATCACTGTAAATACTATCACATTTATAGTGAGTTAGCGCATCAATTACTGCGTCATATTCTGCAACGTTATTAGTTACATCTGACCCATAAATGAGTGAGCCTTCTATGTGTATTATTTTACCGTCTTTCACAATGACGTAACTACGTGCTCCGATACCTTTACCAACGATGCAACCACCGTCACAATAAATATGAATCATCTATCCAACCCCTCGATTATCTGCTTAAGAAAATCACCATGACAACGCTTTGGTTTACACCAACAACCCAACCGTTTCGCGTCTATGAGTTCACGAATGTTTAACTTCCGTTGAAGTTTAAACCATTCGATATATTTCTCACAAACATAATCCCTCTCGGATTCATTGTGCATAAAAAATGGATTTCCCCACTTCGATGCGCGGTCAATTCTCACGTCACCTGGCTGACCCCAAGGCGGGGAGCAAGTTCGCATGTTGACGACTTCAACCATTGTTATCAACTACTCGTCTACAATCTTTACATTGAGCAGCATAACCACTTGTTGTTCGGTGGTCTTTATAAAATTCAGTAAGTGGTTTTATTTTACCACATTTACTGCACTTCTTCGAGTCCATCTTCTTCTTCCATGTCAGATTTTCCCTCTAACTTTATATTATCTTCGAGGACATCAAATTCGTAACTTTTATACTTCCATGCTTCCCATGATTCACCATCGTTACGAACAACAATACCCTCTTTGATATGGTGTTCATCGAGAAGTGATGCTCCATCAGCCATACTCTTGCAAATCTCAACAAGATTATCAATGTTTCCATCAAATGATTTAATCGTTGTAAGATACGGAACCGTCCAGACGTTGAGTTCTTTACATCTGTCGCACATCTTATCGAATGGTAAGTCCTTCTCGATGCCATTCTCATCAGTCATTGTGATACGGTAGACATATGCAGTATGACCGCCTGGTGCGTTATCATAGGTGAATTTCATCTCTTCGCCGTAACGCTTTGTCATTGCTTTGTCTTCGAGTTTCTTTGTCTTACCACTTGCCATGATAAGACTGTCGCCATTCATGTATCCGACAATCTCATAGTAAACTGTTTCACCACGATGCAGCATACCCTCGAAGTGACGGTCATGAATCTCCTTGCGGAAACCTTCCTTCTCCGCATAGTATCCAGTGTGACGCTTCCAATCCTTTATAATGGTGTGGTGGGTTCCAGCAACATACTTCCATGTAAGTGTTGGCTTGATAATAGTTTTCTTGCACAAGCGGTTTATTAAAGCGCCCCACCAAGTTTGCTGCGATTCTAACGCATGTGCTGAACGCTGTGATGTTCCATGAAGTTTTTCTGTGATAACAAGTTTCATGCCCTTCTCAATCTCATCAAGTTTGTAGAGAATACGAGGGGTATCTTTGTGCTCACGGAAAAATTGGAATCTTGCTTTATTAATATCCCTCTGTGCGGTGAGTCCACATGGAACTCCTTTCTTTACGACATACTTCTCACAGAACTTATGCCCGTTGAACGTGTTAAGTTCTTCACCGTCATTAAGGTCGTCCACATTGCCAGCATATTCGAGATACTTAAGAGGACAGAAGAAACCATTTGACTTCTGACCACGAATTTTTTGAACACGAACTTTCCATTCGCGTCAAAGGAACCAGACTTTGTTCCATCCTCGTTCACTTTACGAACGAGATTATTATACGTCAGAAACTCATCAAGAAGTCTACCATCAGCAGGGAAGAAGATACCCATCTGTCCTTCTCTCGTATCCTTTCCAACGACAACTTCCTGCCCAAACACATCACCGACGACAAGATTGTCAGCCTTTGGGATAGGACGAATGTTCTTAATTCTCGTGATATATGCAAAATATTCCGTCATGTATTATCACCACATTCATTAATCTTAACGACATGGCAAGCCCATGCCTCATAATCGTCTACAAATTCAATTGCAAGACGACGTTCATATCCATTCTTTACAAGCGCATCGACTACATTTATACGTGTTACTCCGAATTGCTTATTCATATTATCAATGAGATAATAATATGCATAACGAGAGCATTCAAGTGATTCACGTTTGTCATCGTTGCGTTCATCTTTAATAAGGTCGCCAAGTTCTTTTACTGCGACTATACCAAAGGCAACACTCTCATAGATTTTAATCATAGAAGTTTTCCCGTTCCCGCTACTTTAAGGAGAGCAACAGAATACATCCACTCCTGGACAATATAATTTGTTTCTCGTATAAGTCCAGCACAAGGAGGGTTATTCCAAGTGATATGAAGCAGACGATAGTTCTCCATGAAGTCGTCCGTCATATGTGGGTATCTCATTCTCTCACTTTAGTAACCTTGATTTTAACGAATGTGACTTCATCATTCACTCCCGTTTCTTTATATGTCGCAACTTCACCGATACGTTTCGCTCTCTGGTATGCATCTTCAACGAGGTCAGCAAGTGTATCTTTATCGGTGGTCTTTACTATCTCATCTGCGTCTTTATCTTCCATCACGACTTCATATAATTCCTCGGTCACAATAGAACGAACGACGGCCAGTTTAACACGCTTCATATTCTTTTCTCCCTTTCTCCACGGTTGATTGGTGCTTTCTTATGACAGAAACGGCACGTAAGTTGTTCTTCTCCGTCCTCATCTTCTTCAAGTTTCATACCCTTTGGGTCTAACACCATCTTACAATGAGGGCATCGGAGATATTCAACTATTGTAAACCATTCCTTCATTGTCTGTCTCCGTCTGGATATTATTACTCCGAACATAATTCCTCAATGCTTCGAGAGATATGAACGCATGTGAATAATAATATATATTATCTATTGTCAATTCTTTGACGATAGGATTGGATAAATCCAGGTCGAAGTTATTCAAAATCATCTTCTGAAATTTTTCCTCATCGAAGTATCTCAATGAATAAAACGAGAAGGCTGATTCTAATTCAGAAGTGAAAGCGGATACATCATATGACTGCATCCTCTCTGTTATCGAATTAAATTCAGTTATAAATTCATCCCGTTTCTTATCGAGAATCTTATTGAGGGCGGTTGCTTTCTTCTTCATATCAACTTCACCTTCTCGATATACCAAGGACGAATACCAACAACTTGACAGCCACCAACTTCGATAGCATTTGCTTCTTCTCTGGTATACACTCCGTAATATGTTGGTTCTCCTTTATTGATTATTACCTCGAACACTCCATAACCACAGTGAGATACCTCAACATCTTTTATAAAGATAATGGGATAACCTTCGATGTAATGTTTAAGGTCAGTTCTTTTTTCCTCTGTGTTCTGGACGAAACGAATGTAATGTTTGTTACGAGCGATAACACTATCAATAGTTCTCTTTCTCGTATCAAAGTATTCTTTCATCGCCGCAATGCCTTTCTCATTAAGGCGAGCATTACAAGGAACGTCCTTAATCACTCTATCACTGTCAATGAAACCCGTTTTATATAACGACTTCATTGTCATAGACGATACTCCTTTCGCTGCTACAAACGTGTTGATAACTCCCGTATCAACATATCGTCTATAAAGCGTTATCAATATCGCCTTTTGTTTCGATGATAAGTTCATAATTTTTGTTCCTCTTTTATATTATGCGCTTTAAAAGTATTTAAAACTTTACACTACGGCGACAAGAGCGATGATTCCAAACCACTTAAGAATGGAGAGGAGAACGATGAGGATTGCTCCGTAATAAACACATGCGATACCGACTACAATCAGAAGTACGAATGCAAAAATTGCAAACATAATTACCAATACAAAAATAAGTTCACTAACTGCGCTCATGATACAATCTCCTTTGCTACTGATGCTTCCAACTCACGGATGAGTTGCATTCCTTTCTCCCAATACCTCTGCCCCGCAATCTTTGGCTTTGCATATAACATCTGTGATTTAATTGCCCTTATAGCATTGAGAGTGGTCGTTGCATTAACGAGAGGTTTCATCTTTGTTTGACCAAGTTCGAGGTTGAAGTAACCAGTAACCTCTGCAAGTAAACGTTTTTCATCCTCGACACATCCTTTCAATTCTCCACGGATTACACCACTATTGTAATGGGGTATTCCAGAGATGATATATTTCGTGTCGTTGATATAGATATTTGGCTCATAATTGGTGACGTAATTTGCCACCTTAAGAGATGGGAATTGCTTTGCGAGATTATCAACTGTTTCCTTCACCATCTTCGAGCGATTGAATGTACATGTCGTCACAATATCGTCGCTTGTCTTCCAATCTGGAACGATATATACGCTTGGTGACTTTGGAAGTTTGACAATCTCAACGTCCATGTATTCGCTGAACGTAAGGACTGGTTCACGAATGCAAGTGAACTTGTTTGTCAGTCGATAGAACTCTTTCTCTGCATCCTTGTTCTTCCAGATACAGACGTTAATCTTTCCACCGTTGTCCTCATCAAACTTCTCATCAATCTTCTCCTTGAATGTGCTTGTAAGATACTCAATCCTGGCGTCGTAATCTACGACGTTCATTACTTCATCGCCATACATATACTTTACTGGTACGTTATTACGTGTCACGGCACGAATAGTTTCAACCTTTGATGAGGTTAAATACTTTGAGGATGGGTTATCAATAACCACGCCGTTAATTTCAACAAGCCCACCATATCCAAATACATTCGTCGGAATGTAATGAACCTTTCCGTCTTTGTATACAACAATTTTTGTCATGATTTCTCCTTAACAAGTGCACCGTGAACGAGGCTGATGGCACTTAAGACAGATGTTACCCGTCTTAATATCATTCTCTGTTTCCTTAATATCTTCGGCGATGCAAGCAACACAGAGGATTGCTGCCATGTATCCGAATTTAAATTCCTCACGCTTGCCTTCCCAACCGCAGCGTGAACAGCGTCCGAGGCCAGCATTGACCTTACGCTGCATTTGTCTGATTGCTTTTTCGGGGTCAAACCTGAACATATCTTTCTCGGCTGGCTTGATAAACCACGAGGCAGAACCCTTCTCTGTCCATGCTTTCACTTCTTTCTTGTCGGCCTGGACGATGATAACGCAATCTTTAAAGTCGTATCTCGTCAGATAGGGGGTTGTAATAATACGAATGTCGCTCATATTAATCACCAAAGACACTTGCCCATGTTCATAAACTTACGATAGTTCTCGCCGTTGAAGTAGATGTTTGCTCCCGATGCATGTCCGATGTTAATCGAGAGTTCCCGCATAATCATGGCGATGAATTTCTTCTGCGTTACATTCATTTCCCTCACCATAATATCAGTGAATGGATGCAGTCGGTAATCTCTGACCATGCAGTTACCATGCTCGATGGTGAACTTTCGCTGTCTGTCGATGTGCTGACTGCGAACCGTCATAATAAAGAGTGATTTCATTTCAGCAACTCCACGATGAATTTGAGTTTGTTCTTCGTATAACACAGACGGCATGAATCACATGCCATCTTGCATGTCGCCATATATTCTGGATGCTCTTCCAGATAATCAGGCGTGACCACATTGAACACGCTGTCAGCAACCGACGACTTTGGCTTCATGATTACACTATTAACGAGAGGATTGCTCTCGATAATCCGAAGGTTGCTAGGCTTAAGGTGATACATATCCTGAAGCATGTCGCAACGCTTCGAGTAAATCACATGCTGCGTCAGAGGATTAACGTAACAGATGTTGTAAACGTTAATCACATGTGTCAGATTTATGAGTTCACCGAATGAATAGAACCTCATGAGTTCATCGTCGTATATTGGGAGTTCATCGAGAGGAAGAACTTTCTCACTCAATATGCGTGAGTTGTTCTCCATGTGCTCCCACAGTGAATGACGGAAACCTACGAGGTTGGTCGCATAACAATGGGTGCAGATAATATCAGTGTTCCCACACCCATGCATCCTCTGACAGAATAGATTCGACAGAGGGTTTGTCGAGATTGAACGAATGCCCGACATCTTCCCGCTATGTGTGGTAATCCACACGTCTGATTTTTTGTTTGCTGCTTTCATGCTCATAGTTGTTTGCTCCAAAACTATTTAAAGATTTCTTATCGCCTGGCTTCGAGGTCAGGCTGATTTCGCATGTCGGATTGAACCGCACGTCTGTTACGCATGCAAAAAGATTCAAATAAATTCTGCGCCAGTGACGCGCTTGTATACATCGACGTTGATGTAATAATTCCCGCCGTGCTGCTTGAATGTGGCGGCACTATGAAGGGTGTCGGGTGTCACTTCTTTCCGTTCACCGTCGGAGAACACAAGATATGCTGTGTTATTCTTACGGCGGTAATACTTTGCAAACACGCCATCGCGCGTCCACATTTTCATAATGAGTTGGTCAGTCAAAGAATACCACCATGTTTACATCGACAAGTGAGATACTTTTAATCGTATCTTTGTTCTGTCTATCCATAACTTCTGCCATTGTCATTGGCTTTTTACTGACGTAAAGATACTTCCCGCCAGTGGTGTGCGTGACGATAAACGCCCAATGATTATGAGGGATTGTTGTGTCGCTCATGGTTCCACCGTCTGTGCTATTATCATCTCCGACTGAACAAATGCCCAATCATTCTCGTTTGCATACTGAACCTCGACTTCTTTGGTGTAAATCTGATAGACTTCACCATTGCCAAGGATGAAAGTTATCTTGGTATTATCGCCGCTTTTCTTAATATCATACACTTTGTGTTCGAGAATACGCTCTCGAAACTTATCGAATGAAGTAACTTCAAACATAGGTGTTCACCTTCTCTGTATCTCCATCATACCACGATAGGATTTTAATGAGTTGTCCTACGTCGTTCTTCATTTCAAATTGCATCGTGACAACGCCAGTTTTTGCGTCGTAATTCCATGACTTATTCCCACAGAATAAAGCGAATGTTCCCTCGTAAATTCTATGGAGATGGTCATAGTAATCAGTTCCTTCTGGTGGGGTTATCACGATGTTAATGAATGAATCTATCTTGTGCTTCGTGAAGTAATTTTCTTTCTCGGAGATAAAGACCTTCATATTAATCCACCGTCAGTGTTATGCTTTCAACATCGGCGCTCTTCAAGTCTATGTATTGAAGAAATGCGATGGCGTTCGACTTCTTCTCGAAGAACTTTGTATCCTTACCAAGTTCTAACCAGAATCCATTAGTGGCGAGATAACTCTTTGGTATATCGCGCCTATCAGTGATTACATACAGCGTTAGTTTAGTCATCGTAGCCTCTTATTACGCACTCGTAGACATGGTTCACAAGTTCTTCGGGTATTACTGACCGTGATACGCTGCCATGCGATTGTAATCGAGATGAATCGTCGCAATGAGGTCGTGCATGATTTCCATATCTTCGTCGGAGATTGTGTTCATTTCATCGCCTTCTCGCACCACGATTCGCAGTCGTCTTTGCTGTATAAATCAGCGAAGGGAATGTTAATTCCAGTGACGTTGCAATATCGTTTGATGCACTCGTGACTACCACGAGGCAACTCCGTTAAATGGTTAATTGCTTCATGGTTTTTCCAGACTTCAATCCGTCGGTTAATGCAGTTCCAGCAACTCCGACTAGAGAATTGCAGCATTCTCTACCTTCCCACATATTCTGTCGGCAAGGCGTTGAGCCAGAGGGCGCAGCATAAAGGCGTAGGCATCCTTCTTTTCGAGGACATAATCGCCGCCACCTTTGTAATATTTCCCGCCTTTGCTGACGACAAAGAATCCGTTCATGTGTTTAACCTCTTGTTCACAGTCGAAATATATTGTTTAAATTCATCCATAGTCATCTCTCCTTTGGCGACATTACAAGCGAAACATATAACCCATGTGTTTTCTTTCGTCATAGTTTTGTCGTTGTTAATTCTGTCCACAGATGGAAGGTTTCGCTTATTTATATCACCTTTATAATAACCATAGGTTAATGATTCGCCACATATCGGACAAATGGATGTGTTCTCCATAATTTCAACGAGTTCATCAGTCGTTATTTTAACATCAAAACCACGAGCACGATGTTTTGTTAATGTCACTTGTGCTATCCGTCTTATTGGATGAGCAAGAATCCAAGCAACGTGCTTCTTACTTTTGTTCATTTCATCTCCATGCATATTCGTCAGACACAATCTGCCCGAAGTCAATATTGTCTGGGAAATACCCATAATCATAATTATCCCCAAACGGTTCATCGTCGTTAATCATTGGCATTTCAATCATGGTTCACCTCAATAATCGAATGAAACCTCACCCAAATCATGGATGTATTTCATGTTGTTCTTATCGCAAAACTGGGAGATAATCGTCGATTTCACTGGGAATTTTATGATAACATCTTCGCGTCTTTCCCGTTGCCACGATGATGCTTCCGAATATAGACGGTTGTATTCTTTCTGCGCTTCCTCGATAATTGCGGCAACCTTTGGTTTGTCCTTCTTGTTGCAGATAACGATACCCTCGATACCGTAGTCAGAATAACAACCGCCATTATTTACGAGAACAAATGCCTTCGTCATAATCTGGACTCCATCTCTTGCATGTTCTTAAGGCTACGCTTTGTCAATCTCGTAAACTCTGATAGAATTTTGAGTTTTTCTCCGAGAATAATTACGTTGATGTTACCATCTTGATACTTCTTTCCGATTGATTCGGCGATACGTGACGCTTCTTCGTCTATCATTTCTTCGGTTATCATCGTGTAATACCCCACTCATCAAGTTCTTCATCGGTAAGACTGCCGATGCAGTATTCACAAATATAGTCGAAGGCTCCGACAAACTCACCGTTATCGAAGTCAGAGTCTTTGAAGTTATGACATGCACTACATACGACTATCGACATAATTATCGGCACTCGTTGATAGCATCATCGACGTCAATGTCACGGTAATCCATCTTAAAATGGTTGTCCTCTGCCATCTTCACATCGGCGTATTCATTTTCGAGAGTGTCGAGGAATGGACAACCCTCACACGTTTCCGCCTTGCATATCATACACTGTTCGAGGAGTTTGTCGCCTGTCTTTTCTGGCTCTGCGAGATACCAATTGACCTCACGGAAGTCGTCATTCGAGAAGTAGCATCCGTTCTCGTAGATGAAATCACCGAGCAGATACGCCTTGTGCTCCGTGAATATGCAGAACTTTCCGTCGTCAGAGAGAAGTTGTTTCTCAATCGGCTTCGACTTGTCCATGTGCTTAATGAACATCATCGTATCGGAGATGAGTTTTGAAGTGGCTACACCGTGAATGATTCCGTTGTGAGCAATCGCCATCCGTGAATGGGAACGAGTGTGCCGCATCTCTTTGACGGAGCCGGTAATGGGGAACGGATGACAGTTTCCACGGTCTACTTCACCATGAGTTGCCCACCTGAAGTGAATACAGACGTCTTCGTCCTTTACCGCCTGGAGAGATTTCCAGAGATTATCTATCTCGAAGAAACCTTTCACGATATGAACCACATGTTTGCGGCGATACATATACCCCGCTCCATCTGGGTTATTCTGCATACAAATGTCAAGCGTTTCCTTCGATGGAAGGGGTGAGTCTGCGGGTTTGACGATGATGATACACATGATTAGTCCTCGAATAAGATTGCGTAGACTATTGCTCCGGCGAGTATGACGAGTCCGAGTGCTTCGAGTAATATCCATCCCAAGCACATACCAGCGAGGAACATATTCCCGACGGTAGAGAAATGATAGGCGGCTATTGTCAATGCAACTTTCACGGCGATATTTGCCACGAGTAGGGTAAAGCGGTCTGGCGATTTCATAAGTTCCTCTCCTTCATGTAGGTGAGCAGTTCGGGGTAATCCGTAACGGCGTATTCTTTTATCTGTTCCCACGTCATTGTTTCGATGGTGGCCACGTCGAACACAGACAGTTCATAGAACAGTTTGCACAACTGAATTGAGGCGATGATTGTGTTCTCGTTTAACGTGCCCTTGAATACACGCACCTCGATGGTGGCGTGATTGGTGACGTTCACACAGTGGTAGCGGTTCTCATGCCCCCATCCGAGGCACTTCTTCTTTGCATCGACTACTTCGTGGGTAATCTGTTCGCCATCGGCGCAGATTCTCTCTGCATATGAGAAGTTTGTACGCCGTGAGAACTTGGCGATGTTCGTCCAGAACTTCTCGAAGAAGAAGATGAACGACGTTATACGCTTCTCGGCTGCATCGTCACGGGCTGCACCGAAGGCATCCCTCGTCATGTGAACGTGGAAACCGCATGTGTTGGTGTTGTGCGACTTGAATCCCGCCTCTTTCGCTAGGGCTACGACGTGTTTGAATGGCGTGTGCTCCATCATCCACTCGTAGGTCATGGGGTGCGAGATAATCTCGAAGCCATCGCTAGAAAGGCTCACGTCGTTCCCACAGTAGAAGTGGTCGGAGAGGTCAGAGAAGCGGAACCTCGACTTGTCGCCGTAGTCAATCTCTAACTCGGTGCCGAAGAAGAGGTTTCCTTCGCCCTTAAATTCGGGTTCGGGCTTGTATCCGTATTCGTGGATACCGTAGTAGTCGGAGCAGTCAGCGTGTGAGTCGTAGCAGTCCACGCAGTAGCAGCCGCTTTCATTCGAGCAGCAGTTGTCGGCATCCTCGATGCGTCCACAGTCGTCGCAACGGAACCAGCCGCCTTTATTCCAACACTCACGGCATACACCAAAGTCGTCGTCGTGAATCCAATCTGAAAGTCTGATGTATCTCCCGCAATCGCCGCACTTACCGTAGTAGTTGTCGAGGCAACCCTGACACACCGAACCATCGACGGTTTCAGTCGTGTTGTCTATGTGCGTGAGTTCGCCGCAACGAGCGCAGCCGATGAAATTGTCGTCGGCACATGACGGGCAGAAGTTCTCACCCTCGTATTCAAAGGCGTCCTCGTCGCTGAATATGTCGTTGCAACTGTCGCAGCGCCAATAGTTGAAAATCTCGCCGTTGAACATCTCTGTCCAGGCGATAACCTTTGAGATGGCTCGGAGTTCCTCGTCGAAGAACACTCTGCGGTCATACTCGTAGTTCTCGTTTTCGACGCGGTGTAACACTAAGTCCACCGTCATACGTCCCGATGGTAACGTCGTCCACTCGATGCGATAGAAGTAATCTCCCTCTGCATCGGTGTAAATCTGTTCATTGTTCTCGGTAAACCGATACCCGTTCTGTTCGTGAATCGTAACCATATTACATCATGCTCCTTTATTGCATATAAAGGTTGTGGCAGCACATAATAACGGTCTGCCAGCGTTATGAGTTCAGAATCCTACACGATTAGCCGCATCGGATAGCAGAAGCGGAATAAGACCTTAATAGCGGTTTGCCGAATGAATACCGCCATCAATGAGAGTCCTACGGCGATGAGCAGGACGAAGAGGACGTAAAGAACGACAAGAATCATCCGATAACCTCTTGAATGGATACGCGCATCCGAATCTTTTTTCCGTCATACCGTTCGAGAATCCTCGAAAGGGCGTCATGTCCATCAACGTCTTTAAGAGAATACTCACCGAGTATTCCCGTTTCAGAGTCGAATTTGACGGTTCCAACGACTGTCATTGGCATTTTAATCCCTCTTAAAATGGACGGTAGCGAGTGCGTTCCGAAGTTGGTTGCATCCACATCCGCCGTTGAACGCTTGCATCGAGCACTCGTGGCATCGGTGATGCGTCGGGCATTCTCTCGATGTTTCGAGGATTGCGGCGAGTAAAGCCCTTGTTTTTTTATCGGCGTCTGGTGCTGACATTATTCATCCCTCTTGAATACAATTTGACCGAGGAGGTTACGGAGTCGAATACTCCCACAACCACCGTCGGTCATATTCATCAGACAGTCGTGGCAATTTCCACTTCCGCAACAGTCATTTGACTGCTCGATGAGCGCCGTCATAAGTGCTCTCGTTTTCTTGTCGGCGTCCTTAACGTAACTCATAGTAATAACCCCGCAACGACGATTGTAAGTCCGAAGAACCAGAGTTTCCATCCGGCATTACCGTCGATGAAAGTTCCCGCCAAACATACGACGGCTCCGAGAAGCACCACAACGGGCGTCATGGTTTACCCGTCTTTGCGATGTTCCTGACGGTAGCCAGAGCATTTAACGCCAGCCGAATTTCACATTTTTCGCCCTTCATTCCCTCTGTGGCCATTCGGCGCACATTGTTCGTCGCATACATCGAACACATCTCGCATGGGTGCTGAATTGCGTCTTTGTCGAGGGCAAATGAGTCGCATTGAACGGCTGCATGAACCTTCGAGAGTTCTTTTAGCGCTTCGTCGAAAGTCCTGGCGAAGTAAATCTCGTCGGTTTCGATAATTACTGTTTCGTGTCGTCTTATGTCTACCATAATAAACCTTCTGCCACGTCCTTATTAAGGGCTGTGGGTATTGAACGCTATGGTATGAACCACTCGTAGACGTAATTACTCTACGCGTTCGTTAATTCTATAATATATATACGCGCGCGTTCTGACAACGACGTGAAAAATTAGAAGAAATTTTTTACGATGATACGCTCGGCGGAGTCTACATTCATGTTGAAATCCTTGCTCACGCCTGAATATGCGTTGAACGTGATACTTCCGTCGGCGTTCTTCGAGATGCGCATGAGGTGGCCGCCGTTTAAGACGCAGCCATCTTCTCCTACCGCTTGGAGTTCGACGTAATCATTGACCTTTACCAGACGAAGTGAGAACGACTTCGCCGTATTTTCGGAGTAAATCCCGTTGAATTTCATGATAATACCTCGCCCATTGAAGGGCTATTGAACACGTCGGAGTGAACCGATTTAGGCGCTGATACGCTTCGCATTCGTAAAAAGAGGGATTTATAGCAGAAAGTTAAGCACTTGGCATTAACTCATTATTTTAGGGTATGCTACATGGCAAAAGCATGGGGCATAGATTGGAACGTGCAGAGGTATGGAATTGTCGATTGCGGCTTAATTTGTCAGATTTTAACCACCGTTTCCACTGGAAAGTGACCTTCCAGATTGAGGTTATTTCGACAAAAGCGGCTTAAATCGCCCTTTGAATGTGTCGGGCATAGACGTAAATCATACTCCCGTTTTTGGCTTACGACGTAAACCGAACGGGTAAAGTCCTGGCGACGAACGAACGTCAGTAGAAACTATGTAAAGCAAACTTTACATTTTCCACAGGAAAAACGCAAATAAAGGGAGAATATTGTCGGCTTGAATAATATTAAAGGTGATAATAACCGTTTGAATCCATTGGCATATCGCCGTAGTCGTCCTCACTCATAGGACAATCACGTCGGGAAGGGATGATTTCCGCTTTACTGCGCCCTTAACAGTCGATTTTACGCCCTTTGAAGGCGCTTTTCTTGTAGCCGTTTCGCTATGCCTGGACTCAGACGTGAGTTTTCGTGCGTTGTAAGGCGCAATATCCACGTTCTCATACGCCGTTGAACCGTCTTTCAGGACGATAGAGGCGACATTGGCGACGTTAATAGCGCGTGAATTGAAGTATACGCGACCCGCCTTAATACGGTAGCCGTGACATTTGTATACGGCGTATCTCGTCGTGATTACGACATATGGTGGAATGATTCACCCCGTATATCGACGTTGTTCTCCTCTGCTTTTCTCACGAGTTCGTCGAGGAACGCCGTGAATTTGCTGTCTGCGAGCATTTCCTTCGTAGGTGTGTATATGCTTCTTCTCATGTTATCACTTCTGCTACGCCCTTATTACGGGCTACGAGAACCACGCCGTTTGACCGTCGTAATTCCCCAAGATTTGTGAGATTAACACCGACGTTGCCCTTAATAACACAGGGCGTCACACGTCGATGGGTTGTGATTCGTTCGTCGTTGCTGCGTCGTTGTCGGCTATAGGGGCTTCGACGTAGCGCTGACGACAATGTGGTCGTATACTATCTGGCGGCTCACCGTATCCACTGATGTAACTACTCGATGTGCAGGGCGATTTCAGGCGTGTTGTCCGTCGATTTCACGTCGGGGTCATACCGTGCTATTAGGCGTTATTCGCCCTCAACGGTTGTCCGACGATACTCACGACGGCAGGCCTTTGTCGCCGATGCAGCCGCCGGTTTACAGACGAGAACCACGGCGTTCATGAGGAACGCTCGGCAATAAACGGAAGGTTTATCGTCGGAACTCCCGACGGTTTAACGACGTAGACAGAGGGCGATGCCCTCAAATCCCAGACGTTCTCCCCGTCCTTCATTCCGACGACATTGACTGCCATCTTTCTGACGTGGCTCGACGTTAAACCAGCCCACACCGTCGATGTTCGACGATGCCCGACTTGTTCGACGTTTTGCTCTCGGCGTCCCGACGTTGCCCCGACGATAACAAGGGCGATGTCCGACGTTGGAACGCTTTTACCGACTGATTTGCCGACGGTCTTTACGTCGTTACCGGGCTGGCTACCGTCTATGGCGGGTTGATACACTTCACGACGACACATCGGCGTTGCGATTACGTCATACTCGACGACTTCCACGACGATTACCTCGTCGTTGTCGTCTGCTCCACCGTCTGCTCCGTCGCACAGCAACCACGGATTTCGGTATTTATGCCGTGCCCATCGTCGTTATCGGCGCTGTCACCGCCTATGCCCTTCGACGGTAGTGAACCGTCTTATCCGTCAGTGGAAAGGGTTAGTTACCGATGGTGCTCTCGACGACCTTAATCGTCACCGTCGGTGTATCGACGTAACTGATGTAGCATAAGTCGATAATCCTCTCGTGGTATCCACGGTGTACCGCTGTCCTGCCGTTGTGAACGACGATGTCGCCTACTTCGTGAATATAGGTGCGAGGGGTATACATGCTTATACCCTCACGGTTATGCCTATACGCACGTTCTTGTTCCCTGCGTGATACGAGCGTATAGCCGCGTCGACAATGAGCGCGTTCATGAACGACGTTGCTGACGCCCTTGTTCCGACGTGTTCGACCTTCTGCACCGATTTCGTTTTTGGCTCTGCGATTTTTTGCATGAAAGAACATCGACCCCCGAGTATTTAAACCTTTCGTTCTCGCCTGAGCCAACGTCGATATCGAGGTGAGCCACGAGGTGAGCACCAAGGAGCCATCGAGGTGACCTCAGACGTGCCACGACGTGAGTCCTCGCCTGGTGTCGAGGTGAAATTTTTGGGCTTCGACGGTGACGCCTGTGCTTCTCCTCGCGTTCGAGCCATCGACGTGAGCCAAGGGCGTCCCATCGACGAGGGCCGCACCCCCCCGCCCCCACGTCGGAGCGCACCTCGGAGCACGACGGTAACCTCGGAGCACCTCGGAGCCATCGACGATACCGCCTGTGCTCGCCTGGCCCACGACGTGCTCATCGGACGTAGCCGCGCGTGATGCGCGTTCGGAGCCACGACGACAAAAACCATGCCGCACCGACTGACCACGACGTGGCGCGGCCACCCCCCGCCGAACCCGCATGTGCGCCCACGCCCACGCGCGTTACTTACTGCGTAGGGGTACGCGTAGGAGAGTGTTATTACGCTCTCGTGCGTATGTTGTTATGTATCCTACCAGTGTGGTATCAGCCGACGTGCCACCTCGAACAACGTCGATAACCCCGAAGCCACGACGTGCGAGGGGAGCACCCCACCCCACCTCGGAGCCAAGGACGTGCGAGCGTGTGTGCGCAGGCGTGTGCGTCCACGTGCGCCTACGTGCGTATGCGTTCGGCTACGACGTGACACCTCGGAGCATCGACGTGAGTGACCGAGCACCCTCGTGTCGTCGAGCATCGAACCCGCGCGCGTTACCTACCACGATGGCGTTGGTGTATGAGGGTATCACCTACCACCAGGAGATAAGTATATATACCCCTACCTCTATGCTACGTCTATCCATCGACGTGCTACGACGTGACCAACGTCGAACATCAGACGAGTCCAACGTCGAAGCACCGACGATACGCCCGCGCATGTGCTTACGCGTGTAGTATCCCGCGTGTGTGCATAGGTATGCGTAGGTGTGCGCGTAAGGCGAAAATTGCGCGATCCCGCGCGCTATATATATATAAGCAGCCACTTACGGAAAATTTTTCAGAAATTTCAACTCTCGTCCGACGTAACTATGATGGTTAAATATAAATACTAGTGCAAATTGCAATATAGTATATGGACACTTTGGCTAGATAACTGTCTACATACACCAATTTACGACGGTAACAGAACGCGCACCCACATGCGCAATAATAGATTCCTCCATTTTCTTCACTCCAAATCACGTCATAACATTATACATTATTAACCAATGCCTATAAATGCAGAGAAAAAGAGATACATTAGAATACTACAAGAGGAACTAAATATGACAAACTTCACATGCAGACAATGTATCCACGCCGGAGAACCACATATGTTTGGTGACCGCGAGGTAGTTGAGTGCAGATGTGCGGCTGTTACAACTGCTGGATTCCCTATCGTCAGTGTTTATGCATGGTGCTCGCCGGGTAAGAAAGATTCGGTGCCAACTGAATGCGCCAATGAGGAACTCCCAGAGGCAGAAGACCAGGTTGATGCCAGTGAATATATCACTCGCAACAACGGAGATGGCTCTGTAACCACGCTGCACGTCCCAACTACTATTATGCAAATATATGACAAAGTACACGTACTCGAACAGGAAGTCGAGTTTAACAAGAGGGGATCGCTGTGGCATCTAATAAGGCACTGGTAGCACCAAAGAAACCATGTAAACTGTGTGGCAATATCAAACTTGGTGAGAAAGTAACCAAAGCCATTCTTGCGGGTGAACTTACCAGCGTAGAAGCAGCCTCCCAACTAAAGATGCAAATCTCTGAAGTCGATGAGCATGTCTACAAGCACAAGAAGGTCGAACTCCCTGCTGTCGTCACAGACAAAGTAGAGCGTCTAGTAAAACCACGTCGTGATAAAGAATACTTCATGGAGCAACTCGATGACATCAACGCCCAACTTCAGGACGCTCTTGAAATCGTAGCCAACGACATGGAACTCGACACTCGTAAACTCACTAGCGTCACCAAGGAGATTCGAGAAACCCTTAAACTGCTAGCCGAAGTGTCTGGTATCATAGGCGCTGACAATTCAGCAGCAATGCACCAGCAACTTAACGACATGCAACAGAAGTATCTTACACTCACGGGACTCATCCTCGAAGAATGCTGTCCAGTATGCCAGAAGAAAATCGTAGAACGCCTAAAAGGTGAGACACTTGCGCCGGAAAAAGTTGAGTGAGTATGGAATCCTCTTCTCGGCTCACCTCACCAAAGCCCAGACTCTCGAAGAGTTGGACAAATTAGAGGACGATCATGCACGAACAAACGAAGACTTGCACTAAATGTGGCAGAGTGCTTCCCGCTTCCTCATTCTACGCAACTAATAAAAATGCACGATGTAAAGAATGTTTTAAACTATATGTAAGTGAGAATAGAAAACGATATTGGGCAAACCAAACATTAAAATCTCATAGACAGAAAGGATTTGAAATTCTAATTACTACCGATGAATTAGTAGAAATCGCAGAACAAACCTCCACTTGTAAATGGTGTGGTAGAAAATTACAATGGGAGAATGGACTTGGTAATACTGGATTGAATCCAACTCTCGACAGAAAAAACAATGAACATCATATTGGTATTGAAAATGTTGCAATAATTTGTCATACTTGCAACACTAGTAAAGGACGACAATCTGAAAAGGAATTTAAACAATATATAAAAAGAATGTATGAGGTGACTATTCTTGGCGATTAAAGGAAAGATAGACAGAAAAGAATATGCCACCAAAGATGGGTTTGAATATGCAAGTACAGTTCTTTCTATGAGAGTAGATCCAATTGGGTTCTTACAAAAAGAATGTGGTGTTGAATTATTTCCAGCACAAGAAGAGATGATGCGCGAATTTTATCGTGCTAAATATGATCCTACTTTATCACCATATAGACATTTAGTTTTGGCTCTCGGTATGAGATCTGGTAAAACTGCAATGTCTGGTATGTTTGGTGCAATTGAGATGATGGATGTTTGTACCATTGATAACCCATCAAATTATTATGGTCTGTTAAAAGGTCAGGGCATTGCTTTATTAGCCCTCGCCACATCATTAGACCAGGCACTCGAAGGAGTTTATGGTAATACTGTAAACTTATTAGAGGGTTCAGATTTTGTACAATCGTGGATGGACTTTAAATTTAAAACAGATATTATTGAATGTCCTGCAAAAAATGTATTCTTCCGTGCATTGGGAAGTTGGGCTAGCACCGCAGTAGGTCGTTCTGCCAAGGCGGTGTTTTTTGACGAACTGGATAATTTCGAGGACACGACCTCTAAACGAGGTGCAACCGAGGTCTATTCGCGTGTGGTCAAAGCGACAGATACGCTCGGTATCGACGGACATTCCTTCGCTCTCTCCTCACTCAAATCGCCGAACGGAATAATGATGACGCTCTGCAAGGACGCAGAGGATGAGAAACGAAGATACGGTAATAAATGTAAGACCCTCGCATATATTAGACCGACGTGGGAAGTCAATCCGCACTTCACAAAAGAAGATTTGATGCGAGAACATGAGAACAACCTTGCTGCATTTTGGAGAGACTTCGGATGTCAACCCTCGATCTGGAACAGTCTGGCATTTCCAAACGGTGTTGTCCTCTCACAGATGGACAATGTACTTCTTGCGCCGCCAGCAAGTGTCGCCAATCAACCCTACCGTGTAATGGCAATAGATCCTGCGGTAAAGAAAGATGCATTCGGTATCGCTTGTGGTTATCGTCATCGCTCCGGGAAGATAATTGTTGATGGTGTTCATCGCTTCCAGAAGAAAGAAGGCAACATCATGATCATGCCATCGGAAATTAAAGCATATCTCAATCGCGTTCTTCCGACATTAAATGTTAAAGTCTTCCTTCATGATACATGGATGTATACCGACATCATCGAAGACATTATGCATCGTGGTATAAAAACACAGCAGCATACAGTATCATACGATGACTATTCGACATGGTTAGACCTTGAATCCAGCGATAAAGTTAATGTTGTCTACGACGATACTCTGCGTCTTGAATGCGATAAACTCATCGTGTTCCCAGGTGCAAAACCGAAGATAGATCACCCTTCAACTGGTTCTAAAGATATGGCCGACTGTGTTGCAAACTGTATACAGTATATATATAATAATAAAGTAAACACCGTTCCAAGAGTGACGGGTTACAGAGGTTTTTAAAATGGATATTGATTATGGTAAAATTACAGACGAAATTATTCAGGAGTTCCCTGATCTGAAACGGCAGGAAGCCGTCGTGTTTGAAGTTGTGAAGAAAGTTTCTCTCGCTTATGGAAGTGCATTAAATGGTAATAAAGAAAACCGTTAGACGTGCAACGGCGTCACAGAAAGCAGCAAAGAAAACAACTACTGGTAAGGCAGAGTTCATGAACGCAGAGCCAGAAGGTTCAACGCTGGCAAGTACTAATAAGATAGTGGCAGGACAGGTAATCACTAGCAACATCACTTCGTACATCATGGAACGCTCGGACTTCAGTAAACTTACTGATACCCAAGTGTTTGAACAGATGTATAAACTCGAAGCCGACATTGGTGCTGGTGTTGACCGTGTATCTACTCTCGTTTCTGAATCGTTCCGTGGGGTTGTTGCAAAGAATGTTGGGAAAGAACTCGACGAGAAAGAGAAGAAATGTATTGATGATGCCAAGAAGATCTACGACTCGATGCGCGTCGAGAATATTTCCGAGGCATATGCCGAAGTCATAATGACACATGGCAATCTTCTCATCGACTATCGAAACCCTCTCACTCCTTCAATCCTTCCGAATACACTTGTTACATTCATCCCGGATCTGAAGTATCGTAATAGTGCGTCAATTGAAATCTTCACTGACCCGAAGTATCTCGTCGTGAATGAACAACTTAAACCGACTACCGCCAGTTATCTTATCGACAAAGGTAAATATATCCATGTCAAGTACAAAGACACCCCCATTAGTTTCGTCGATAATCTCAATCGTACGACATTCGGGATTTATTCAGTTTCTCCTCTTCATCGTTGTATTGTACCCGTTTGGTGGAAACGTCAAATCACGATGATTGATATTCTGCTTCGCGCCAAGATGATTCCCCGTGAGCATCACGCAATTCAGGCAGACATCTTCTCGCTCGAAGAATATACTGGTACTCCCGCAGAACAGAGAGCACACCAAGAAGCGGATGTAGCAACGTTCATCAGTAACTATATCAATACAATTAAGAATCAGGCAACCGATCAGGGATACGTCACTCTTGACACCGTTGATATTAAGACGGTTGGTGGAGATAGTAAATATCTTCAGAGCAACGAACTTCTGAAACAGTTACAGAGTGACATCTATACTGGACTCAATGTTCCTGCTTCAATTGTCAATGGTAAAGATGCTGGCTCATATGCTAGTGAACTGGTAATATCTAATTACGTGTCAGCAAAAGTAATTCAGTTAGCCAAGAAGATTCGGTTTGTTATCCTCACCATGATTCGTGACAGGCTCTTATTAATAGATTCCACGTATCCAGTGGATATTGTGGACATCAAACTCGAACTGTCACTTGCAATGAACAAACTCGAAGCCTTCCGTCAGTTATCCCTTATGGTTGCTGCTGGTGTATTCACACAGGAAGAGATTCGTGGTATTGTTGGTTACGAGATGCTTACTGACGAACAGAAAGAGAAGATTGTATCAAGTGGTCGCATTGTCATTGGTGATCCAAGTGCAGAACCAGAGGAGCCAGAGGCTCCCACTGCAACGGGTGAAAAGATTGGTGTGACTGCACAGAACGTCGCTGCTAACGCACAGCGTGGTGGCGGAGGAGAAGATGCAACCTATCCTGATACAGACGCAAGTGCTGAATCTCATACGAGGGATGCATCGGAGAATGTGTTAAGAACTTAATCAACCATTTCTTATTTAACTAAAGAAAAAGAGATACATAGGAATAGTGTTTGGTGATATTTATGTTTAACTTTGGTGATGTGGTATGGAAAGATTCGACCAATCTCAAAGTCCACGGCGCAGCCATCACTAAAGGAGTTTGTCGTTCAGCAGAAGGTAAAGAATTTGACTTTACTGACGAACTGATGACGACTATCCTTTCTCATTTTAAGGATGCCGTACCAATTAAGATTGGGCATGGCGATACACCAGAAGTAGGTCGCGCTTTCAAAATGGGTTTTGATTCTTCTTCAAAGAATCTTCCTTTTGTTGGTCATATCTACGGCGATGATAAACGTACTGAAATCGAATCTCATGGAAAGAATAAAATAAGTCCAGAGATCGACTTTACTTTTGACGCATCTGGGAAGCCTATTGATGGTGTCATAACTGCACTTGCCCTTGTACCAATTCCAGCAATGGAAGGGACACAGGTGACTTGTATGCCTATGACATTTAGTGCGCCCTCTCATCCTTGGTCTTATGGGAAAGACGAGAAGAGTTCTTGGGACAAACCTGGACTCGGCGACTTTACTGATAAGCAATGGGGCGAGTTGGACTCAACGGAGAAATCAAATATCGCGGGCCATTTTGCATATTCAGCCGAACTTCCGGCGACTTCTTTTGGTGACCTCAAATTTCCACATCACAACCCTAAATCACACGCGGTTGTATGGGCGGCTGTTGCAAACGCAATGGCTCGTTTGAAGCAGTCATCTCTCGACGCGTCGGATAGACGGGCAGTATATAACCATTTAGTTAAACATTATAAAGAGTTTAACAAACCTGTTCCTACGATGTTTGAGAGTGAATCTATGCCACAAGAAGGAATCATAGTATTTTACCCGAAGGGAACTACAGTCGTCGCACCTGGTGAAAAGGATGCGAACGTCACTCCCATCGTGGACACTACCGCCACTGCAAATTTTGAAGCAGAGATCGGTAAGTACAAAAAGATCGCAGCAGATTTTGAAGCAGAGAACGCAACGCTTAAAGCGGAAGTAGATGCACTTAAAGCCGCACCACCCGCAGTAGCACCAGTTGTTCCCGACGCAGAATCTCTTGCGCTCAAAGCACAGATTGACGACTACAAGAGCAAGGTTGAAGCACTCACGAATGAGAACACTGGGTTTATTAAAGAGAAAACCGATGTTGTCATCGCAGAACTTAAGACGCTTGGCTTCAAGGCACCTGAAACTATTGCTACGGATCTTCCAGCAAAGCAGCGCATTGAACTACTTAAGCAGATGAAAAGCAACTTTGTAACGAATGCTCCTGCGGAAACACCAACAACTCCTGTCGATGCACCGAAACCTAAACTTACGGGCAAAGCAGCAGTAATGGAAACGATTCCAGAGGAATTAAGACAGTATATCAAATCAGGAAGTGAATAAAATGACTGGTGGATTTAAGAATGGTATTGAGTACCCCGGCAAGGCTTTCACTGCACACGCAGCGATCACCTATGCTGGTACGCTTGTTAAACTGACCACAACCGAAGGCGAGGTTGACCTCAATGGTGCTGGCGACAGGCCGGATGGTTACGTTCACATGGGATCTATGTCACTCTCAACGGGTGTCGTTGCCTATGCGGCTGATGCATACGTCGCAGTTAAGGGTCTTATTCCCGGAACTGTTGTCGAGTTCCCTATCCCCGCAGCCAACAGCGCTCTCGCTGTCGGTGACGAGGTTGAGACTGTTGCATCTGGTTGCGTCGATCTCAAGTCTGGTGCTGGTGAAGTCGTTGGTAAGGTCATGAAGGCTGTCGGCGCTACTGCTGGCGCTGGTAAGTTTGTGACTGTTTGGGTGAACCCCAGGACTGCCGCATCATAATCATATATTTTTTGGAGTGACTTAACATGGTAAAATACAATTTCGCAGGTTACAATACCTCTGATACTGACGCAATGCGCGCGATGCTGACGACCGAGATTGTCTACAATCTTGCAGACACGCTCTACGTTGGTGGGCTGCTCATGCCGACCTCTACGACTCCGAACCTCCTCTACAAACTTGCAACCCCGACTACAAATCAGTTCGAGATGCAGGAGATTGTTGAAGGCGGTAAGGCAGATCTGTCTGACTTCCAGTGGTACGGTAAGTACATCGAACTGAAAAAGAATCAGGTTCGGTATATTATCGACGACGAGATCAAGGCAGTCGAGCAGGGCAATGAGCAGGAAACTCTCAACGCACAGTATTCTGCACAGGCGCTCGCCTACAAGAAAGACCGTCAGATTCTTACTGCCGCAATGGCTGGTGTCGGAGATACCGTCGCAGCCGGTGGAAACTGGGATGCAGTCGCATCACAGCCGCAGGATGACATTCTGAAGGCAATCGCAAAGATTGTGAACAACACGACCATTACCGACTCCGATCTTAAGAACATGGTTCTTCTGTATCCGGCTCGCGTCTTCGGGCAGTTAAGCAAGCCGATTCAGATCGGTGAGATTCAGCAGTCCGTTGAAGAGTTCATCGGTGCGAAGGGCATTAAGATGGCCTTCACTCGTGCGCTCACGACCTCTGCAATCCTCGGTATCAACACTCCCCGTATGGGACGCCATATGGTGCACGATGGGTCAAAGATCCCCGGTGCCGAAACCTGGCGTGAGGTTGGTGTCGGGCAGGGCTTCCTCGTTACCCAGTACTTCAATACGGCAATCATTCCGTATGCTGACGGGCAGACGACCTCGAAGTATCTGTGTTCGATTACTGGTGTGTCGGAATAATCCGACAATTTTTTGAGGCGTTAATATGGCGATTGACCTTGCATCAATGATCCTCGACGTTCAAGTGAGCCTATCAGATATTCCTGATAATTACGCCACCGACGAACAGTTGTATGATAGTATTAAGATGGCACATGCTTATATAGATACTCTCAAAGATACGACTGTCACAGAGGCACTCGAAGCAAAAGCCATTAGGGCGCTAGCCACGTATTTTGCATATGTCAATTATACAAGTCTTGTGGAGCGCACTCGTGGCGAAGTAACGCAAGCATCAGCAATTAAACTTGCAGCACTTCAGCGCATCGCCGTGTCTTTCTTAAGACGTATTACGACTCTTGCAATAAACGATGATACTACCGTCGATCAAAAGGCCGGTGCTACAAAAGTATGGGCAGCCGTTGGTCTTACTATGTCTACCACAGATGCAGACATCAAATAATCTTTTTGTATCATATGGGAATATAAGTTTCTCTGCGCTACCAGCGCATAATAAGAGTCTGATAGGAATTTAATTCATTAAATCGAACAAGTGTAGTAGGTGGTGTTGTGGTTCGTATTAGATTTAAGCCTAATAGAAAACTTGCACAAGCATTGAGAGTAACATTCCCCGGCCCACGACAGGTTATTGTTGACGTAATGAAACGTGCAGAGGATGACATTAAAAGATTTTGGAGTGAACACATTTACGATTACTTCGACGCACGTATTAAGATGGGTTACACCAATACTGGTCAACTCGGTAATTCACTCCGTATAAAATCAAGAGGACATTTAATGGAAATGTCAATGGTTCCATTGCATAATGACAGAACAAAACGAATCATTATAGATTTTCCACGAATGCAGATGTTCTCTGGCACAATGTCATTTAAACCATTCTCCATGCCTGGCTTCGGAATGGGAAGACAAGTAGATACTGATTACGGTGAGTTACTTCGTAAAGGATTCAAAGGTTCACCCGGTGGTTATGACCCAGTGAGAGATCACCGTACAACTTATGGTTATCATCCTGGTTATGACGCGAACACACGATGGGTTCCTTGGCATAAGTATTTTGTTACAAACTCAAAACAAATACTCGCCGATAAAATGATGGAAGAACTGGTAAAGGCAGGATGGACACCAATTAAACCGTGGAGAGTTGATATTAACATATGATAATTGCTGACATCGCTAAAGCCCTCCGTGAACATAAATATAAAGTAGATACTATGTTCGTTAATAAGGAGGGAGATAACCACGTTTCTGTTGTGCTTGGTGGAATCGACCCTGCTCTCGAAACTGGTTCAACGTATCTACCAGAAATTGAAGTGGACATCGTATTTTATATGACTGATGGTGATGCTATCGTCGCACAGGTCAAAGATATTATAGAGATTGTCCATGAAGATGTTACTCTGACAAACTATCATCACTTCAGATTTGAAAGAATTGACATCAACGCGACGAATAACGACATCGAAGTCGTAATGGTAATCAAATACAAGGATGTGATTAATCTTGGTTAACTACGTTAAAGTTGGCAACGAAGCCACATTTGGAACTCACGTCACGACTGCTGGCATTAATGCCTCTGACGTAAGCATCGACATTGATCGTTCACTTCTCATCGAAGAGAACATCGATAACTATATCGCCGCTAATGCATACGGTGGCCCTCTGAAGATTTCTGGTACTATCGAAGGAAACATTCGTCCGAAACAACTCGAACTCATTCTGAAATCTTTCATGGGTGACGCAACCGGGCCTTATACATTCGGTGTTCCTACCTCTATGTCTATCGACATTGGCGAGGAACTGATGAACAAGGAGACACGTTGCGTTGGCTGTGGTATCTCGAAACTCTCACTGAAATTCGCAGCAAAGGAATTCGGAACGTTCACGGCTGACTTCTTCGCAAAGAACTACACACTCGAAGCATTCTCCGAGCCGACTATCACTGCCGAAGACCCGGTGCTTTTCTACAATGCATCGCTCGAAATCGGTGGCGCGGCTTCAACAGAGATTAAGGAAATCACTGTCGATATGGACAGGAAACTCGATGAAGATAACTTCGTCCTGAATGACTTCACTCTGCATCGCCTGGCCCGAACTGGTGTCACATCTGTTACTGGTTCGATTACCTTCGCCGAGACTGCATTCACAGAGTATTGCCGCGCTGTTACTGGTTCAACAACTGGCACTGCCGTAGATGCTAATAACAGTGTGGGAAGCGCAGTGCTTTCAATTAAGTGCACTGATCTCGCTGGAACTCTGAAGTTTACTCTCGACCTACCTGTTGCTGTTTACGGTAAAGGTGGACGCAAGATTTCAAAGGTTTCAGAGATTGAAAAGATCGTCGATTTCACTGCAACTGGCAGTGGTGTTACATTCACAATCGCAGCATAATTATGGTACTCTACTACGATATTGAAACGCCCAATGGCGTTATTCAGGTAAGGAAACCGATGGGTCGTGTTGGCGCGATTCACCTTGGTATCATCACAAAATTTATGCCAGCCAATAAAAAGAAAGAAGGCGATCCGCTTTCACCCGCAGAACAGGAACGTATCGGTGAAGGCTTCGAGCAGTGGGCGATGAAGGTTCTCCCACAGATTCTTGTATCATTTACTCCCAAGGGTGCACAAGCACCTCTGCCTACAGTGACTATCGATGACCTCGATGGAGCAGACCAGTATGGTGTGTTCCTTGCAATATGTTCGACTCTCGATGGGTCACAAGACTTCTTTCGCATTATACAAAAGTGAGATGAAGGTGGCTCTCGGTTCTCTTGCTGAAACAACAGGAGAACGACCATCAACATTAGTCTCTTGGACTGAAGAAGAAGATTGGTTTGGGAGATTAATGTTCGATATGGAAGTGATTCATTGCTTCCATGATGCAGAAAACAAAGCACAGAAAAAATCAATGCGAAGGAGGTGACACATGGCAGAAGATGTAGCAAAGTTAGTAATGCAGGTTGACCCGCGTCAACTTCAACAGGAAATGCAAAAACTCCAACAGCAAGGTCTTAAAATAGATATGACCAAGGTTGGTGGAGTTGCTGGTGGTAAACAAGCAGGGATGCTTCGAGCCTCTGGTACAGCCGCACAAGTTCAATCCGCATATGGTGGTCTGGCTGCTGGTACAAAGGCGATGGTTGCAATCCCTGAAGCAGCCGCAGCGCAGACACAGGGTTTCATGGATAAGTTTCTTAACAACTTCGGTGGTGGAACTCGTAAATTCCGTGATCTCAACAAATCTTTATTCATGCTTCAGATGTCATCTCTTGGTGTTGTCTTCTCATTTCAGAGTATCATCAATCAGATGATGGGTTTATTTAGTGGACTCTCTGACCTCGGTACAATGATTTCCACTGGTGCAGTTGGTTCAGCATTTGCTGGCATTGCAACTGGTGGAACAAACACAACAAATATTGCTGAGACAATGGGAGTTACTCCTGAACAAATGACGGCTGCATGGGCAGGATTCACAGCAATCGTATCTCAATTTCAGACAGTGATTAATGCTTTCGCAGTGAAAGTTTTAACTCCAGAAATTGTGGCGGCAATACTGGCTGTTATCGACGCGCTTGCAAATACTCTCGCAAAACCCGAAGTGGCAAAAGCAGTTCAGGAATTAATCAAAGCAATTCTCGAAATCGCTCTCGCTATAATACCATTACTTCCTGTAATAGCAGATTTCATTGTTGTTCTTGGTGAGAGTGGTTTACTGAAACTACTGTTATTGATTATCGTCGCAGCAGAAATTTTATTACCTGCACTCGCTTACATCCAGTTTGCGTTCACCGCAGTCGGTGTAGTTGTTGATATAGTTTCAGCAGTTGCAATCGCACTTGGAATAAGTGTTGGATGGGTTATTGTCGTAATTGGTCTTGTAATTGTTGTCATCGATTTCTTAATTCATGTATTTGAGAATCTTGCCAACGGAATGGATCTTGGTAGCGCAATATTTACTGCATTAGGTCAGACATTCAATGACTTTGTAAATTTAATCATTGGTGCTATCAATGGGCTTTACAATCTTATCGGTTGGGATAAACTTGATTTACTAAAAACAAATTCTGGTTCAGAACCAGCAGGATATACTAAAGCACAGACAACAATTAACAATATTAACTTCAATAAGAACGTCAATACGAAGACATCCAAAGAAGTTCAAGAAGCAGTCGCTAAAGGTACGGCTGCGGCGATGGGGTGATTTAATGTCTGCAATTTTTACACCGTATGGTGGTGGAACTGCATACACCGTTATTGCTAATGGAATGACAGCAACAAATAAAAGCAATAACAAAATCACTCCCGTTAAAAATTCAAATCCTGTCATAGTCAAACTTGGTAAGACGAAACAAGTCAGCGTTACTTGCCGTGTTTATGGAGCAACAGATATTGCCATCGTAAATGCATGGACAGGTGAGACTGTTATCGTAGTTTCTTCTTCTTCGTATGGTATGTTGCCGAATGGAAACTACCTTTGTAAATCAATCGAAGTAAAAGAAAAGCCAGGTTATCTCGAAATCTACGATGTGAAATTTGATTTGGAGTATTACTTCAGTGGTTCGGTGATATAATGGTAGCGTTTACTGCTGTCGTCAGTGCAGTTTCTTATCCTCTCGCAGAGATGGAAATCAAATTCACTGGCACTGAACTCGATGAGGCGCAGTTTGTCTGCGCTCAATCTTTTGCTCTCGATGCGGCAGTTACTATTAACGCCGATGCAACAGCACAATTCATAGGATATATCAAGGAGAAAGAGGAGATCGAACAGGGTGCACTCTATCGTTACACTGCATATGAAAAGGCAGTCGAACTGAAGACGATGCCTTATCTCTCAAGTTCCTCTGATGTATTCTCAAAAACTCTCACAGTCAATAACCTCGCATCCGACATCCTCACCAGCACTCCTGCTTCTGGCTGGACACTCTCTGGTGGTTATTCAGATTCAACATCAGTTACCCTCAATTTCTATATGGTTAACCGTCTTCAAGCATTTAATAAAGTGCTGCGAGAGATGAAAGGTTACTATGTGATATTTAATTCCAGTGCAAGTACCGCAAAATATCTTTGTGCCACAGATGCAAATACTGACCGCACTGGTTCTGGTAATATCTCTTATGTCACAAAGACTCTCAAATCATCTTCAATGCTTCGTGGTATTTCACAGATAGTTGTTATCGGACAGGATTCATCAATTCGTGGTGAATATGGCTCGAGCACATCGTCTCGTGCATACTATCAGGTTGATGACATTACTACCGATGCGGAAGCCCTCGCAATCGCAACAGCAATCTACAATGACATCGGCGTATCATACGAAGTCTATGAAGTCGAAGTAGACCCGACACAAATTCAATACGATGTCCGAGATAAAATCGCAGTAGACTCTGTTAATTATTACATCAGCCAAGTCATTCAAGGAATGGATGCTATTACCTTAACAATCGATACTGGTAAAACATCAGTGATTGATTCACTCGGTTCACGCATTCATAAAATCGAAGGTAACTTCCCATCAGGCACAGACGCGCAGTGGTCGGGTGGAAACACCAACGTCGCTGCTAATGCTGCTGCCTATACTGAATATACCTTTGAAGTGAAAGATGTAAACATTATCAGTAACGCAAAACTCGATGCTCGTATTGGCTCATTCATTAAATCTGCCAATGTTGCTACTGAAACAGAATATTTATCTGACGTAGATACAGTTACATCTGAAACCACGACATCAGATTCAGCAACATTTGTATCTGCATTTTATGTTCCAGATTCTAGTGGCGAATCGATGACGGAAATGAGTGCTGGTTGGCAACACGCATACTTCACATTAAGTGGTTTACTCCAATCTGACGGTTCTCCATATTGGTTGCGAGCAAGAGTTCAAGTAAGTCCCGATGGTTCGAGTTGGACAAGTATTGGTAGTGGTTATATAGAAACTGATACTTCAATAAGATCATGGGTAATATCAGGTCTTCTTTCAGGTACAACAGTTGCTAATTATGATCGTTTCAGAATATATGTAACTGCCGAAAGCCAAATAAAAGCATGGAATCTTCTCGGTGAGTTTTATAGACTCCCAAGACATAAACATTCCGTCACAACCACATATGATAAAACGACAACTGGAACACCACCGACAACCCTCACTGTGAAAGTCAATTCTGGTTCGGATACCACACTAACGCCAGGCACTCCGTTAGATATTCAGAGTCTTCTCATCACAGGGAAGAATGTTATCTACGTGAAAACCCCCGCGAGTGCTGGAAACCAATGCTCGGTAAATCCAACAATAACATATCAAACTCTTGGCAAGTCTTAATAACACTTTAGACCAAGAGTGGTGAAGACTTGTTCGATTCATAATAGTTTTTTCATAGCAGCATGTAATAAGACTCTGCTGGAACATAGAAATTTAAGTTGGTGATTCCCAATGGATGAAAATCAAAAGGTAACTGTTACGTGTGAAATATTTCACTATAGAGATGGTATACTCATTGATCATGTCAAGCCGTATACCGAAGCATCGCTATTTGAAAAACTCCTATTTCACATTGGACTGAAGAATTTAACAAGGAGTGCATAACATGTTTTTGCTTAAAGGAATCCAGAAAACAGTAGTCGATATTGGTGCTGCTTATCTTGGTGTTGCAATTGGTACGGGTACTACCGCCGTTACAATCAACGATAATGCGCTTGCAACTGAATCAATGAGAGTGGCATCCACTAATACGATTAGCACGACTACAGTTACAAGTGATACCTCCGAACATAAAGGAGATTTCACTATTTCTGCTCCCACACTCGCAGTCACCGAGGCTGGTGTCTCTACGACTTCGACTACTGGTGGAGATTTTGCAGCGAGGCAGGTCTTCTCTGTAATGAATTTCGTGCAGAACGATAATGTAATTATGATTTTCAAGTTTGTTGTGAGTGGATAATCATGGCAGTCGGTGATGCAATCGCTCCGGTTCCGACATCAGTGTCGGCGGGTGCAAGTCTCACCGTTAGACCCGCTTCAGGCGTGGAATGGATTATCCATAACATCGTTTCTGAAATCGGCTATCCGATAGAAGTTTACTTTACTGATGGGACGAACCCCATTAAGTATTTGTATAATCGTTCTGGTGGGTTTGCTGGTGAAGCACTTCATCTAACCTACACAACTTACTTGACTATCAAGAACACTGATGCGAGCGCCCGTTATATAACTTATAATGGTATCGTTTCCAAGGACGTATAAATTTTAAGGAGATATTGACATGTCACTTGATCACATTTTACGAGCACTGAAGTTCGCCTCTGGCGCAACGATCACTGAAGCAAGCATTGATGGAACTCTCGCCGGTAATTCCGATGCGGCTGTTCCGACCGAGAAAGCAGTTAAGACGTATGTTGATACTGCGGTTGCTGGTAGAATCACTAGCCCGAAGGGACTCATCACTGTTCCGTTCTCATTCGAGACGGGTGAAGCCGGTGACCCGAAGATTTACTTCCCGATGAAAGTTACCATCAACAAGATTCGTGCGATGGCCACCAAGGCAATTGCGGGAACTGACAATGGTACGATTCAGGGAGCAAACGCAACTGGCGACTCCGCAACTGGTCTTGTCACATTTACTGCTTCCGATGCAATCAACACAGAGTATGTAGTCGAGCCGTCCACAAACAACGTGGTTCTGGCAGATGGTTATTACAAACTCACAGTTGCAAAGACGACTGCTGGTGGTAAGGGTTTCATCGAACTCGAATACACTCTGACCGCATAAGAATAACAATCATTTTTTAAGAGGTGAATCATGCCACGAAAAAATAACGGAAGAAACACGGAAGACATTGGATTTGATGGAGTGGGTATTCCTTCATATGATAAATTAAAAAATGTCGTAGATGGGTACATCTCTGCTGGTTACTTTGAAGGTGGCACGATCACCGATAGTGGTTCAGGTCAGATTGATGTCGCTGCGATAAAAGGTATAATCAAAACCACAAACAGCGATACGGGCGAACTTGTTGCCTTCGATTTACCAGCGCAAACAGATATATCATTGACAGATAAATCTATAAATTATGTGTATATTGATTACAATAGTGGAACACCAATATATGCTGTAACTACAACTTATTCAACTATTAACCACACCACACAGATTGCAGTTGGTCGTGTTTACAGAGATGGAACTACGTTATATATTTCGAGCATTGGAGCAAAAATTGCAAATACAACAGTAAGAGATATGTATCGTTTACGTTCTCTTCGTAAAGTAGAACGTGCATCTGGCGCATCAATTTCCAATCCATCGTCAAGATATATTGCTATTACTGCGTCTGTATTGTTTTCCAACTACTCGAAAATAACGACAAATGCATTTGATTCATCTGGAACAGACAGATGGATTACTTGGTATCGTGATGGTAGTGGTGGATTCAATAAGATAAGTTCAGAGTATCTTGTTAATAATACTCAATACGATAACAATGTAGGAACCCTCACAGCACTTACATCAAACTACTATGCTAACCGTTGGTTCTATTTAGTTCCAACTGAAACTGGTTCACAAATCCATATGGTAGTGGGTCAATATCAGTATAGCAAATTAGTTGATGCACAGGCAGGGCCACAACCCACAGTGATTCCGACGGTAATATCAGAATTAGGTATTCTCATTGGAAGAATTATTGTTAAAGAAGGAGTAGCAACTCTTATTCAGACAGATTCGGCATTTACTATAGAGTTTACAACCGCAGTTCCAAGCGACCACAATGAACTTACAAGTTTACAAGGTGGTCGGGCTGGGGAATACTACCATCTCGTAGCGCCAACTGCGCCAGCAGCAGGACTTCGTAATATCGTAGCAATTGATAACGGAGAAAGTGCACGAACTGATAAGGCTCTCTTTGACGCAACTAATCCAGCGATGAATGGAACGGCAGCACCGGGTTCAGCAATGGTAGCAGCAAGACGTGACCACGTTCATGCATCTGATACTGCTAAAGCCACTAATACCGCCGTATTCCATAAAACAACGGCAGCAGAATTTTCGGCATTAACGGCAAAGACTCCTGCAATTGCAGCAGATATAATTCCTATTGAAGATAGTGCATCGTCTAATGCAAAGAAAAAGATTACTATTGCCGATATTCCAATTGATGTTATTAATGCCGGAACCGATATTACAACCAACAATGCTTCCACCACAAAGCACGGACTTGTCATTAAGGCAACTGCGCCTGCATCTGGTGTGAGAAATGTTGTTTGCATTGATAATGCTGAAACTGTATATAAGAACGCTGCATTGTTTGATTCGGCCACTCCTGCTAATTTAGGAACTGCTTCTTCTGGAAGTTCATTAATTGCGGCCAGAAAAGATCATGTTCATAATTCACAAACAGTAACGGCCTCTCCTTGGAATGTTCTAACATCATCCACCGATTATTCTACTACAGCACCTAACGCATACAGTATCACGATGGTTACTGATCAGACTGCTAATATTAAAGTGGGATGTCCGATACGAGTAACTTCTGCTGGAACAGTCCAGTATGCAGTGTGCACAGCGATTACGTCAACTCTATTAACAATTGCTGGTAGGCCGTTATCTACAACCAATGGTGACATTACTGTATTATCATGGGGAGATTCTAGTCATTTAAGAACAATCCCGATAACCCTCAACGGTTATTACGCTTATGCAAATTCCAGCACACTGATCGCCGACATGCTCTTTATGGCTGGCGGATTATACTGGTTGGAAAACCCGGCATACCTCGTAAGAGTGAGTGTGATAAACAGGGTGAATGACACCGGCGCATCACAGGCGTATATCAACCCCCTTATCGGCGGTCAATATCTTTTCGGATCGGCCATGGTGATCGGGACGACCCTTGCCCATAGCGTCGTTGATGTTACTTCTTATTATGCCCTGACACACGGGACTACAATCGAATTTGGTTTAACCAAAGGGACGAACGGAAACTCGCAGGATTTGACGGTTTACCTTACGGTGGTAGCAGCATGATGGCGTTGATTCGAGGGACAGGTATTGACAAATACACAAAGTTGCTCTGTCACTGTGATGCTGCTGGCGCTTTATTTTTTGATAATTCCTCATCCCGAAGAACTATTACGAGGGTTGATGCCAATACATCCACGTCGAATGTCCAAATGAGATTTTCAAAATCGATGTATTCGACATCAGGTTCAGGAGATGCTACCTACACGGGGCCAGCGACTACTGCCGGCGTAGACTCGCCAATGACCGTTGACCTTTGGTTTTACGGGTTTGCACAATCTGGCGGCACTCATGCCTTTATGAGTCATGTGTCCTCTGCAACAGCGCCGACAGCGGGAGATTGGGGATTCGGCTGGTATGGTGGATCTTACCTCCAACTTTACACTTTCCGGTACACGGGATCGGGCACCACGAAGATTTCGTATGGGCATACATTCACCTTCAGTGCTTCGGTGTGGCACCATATTGTGATGTCGTGGATAGACTCGACTCATTGTTACGTCGGGATGGACGGCGTTGCATATCTAAATCCGACCATTAATTTCACTCCGGGTAATTCCGCAGGATACGGGATAGGGATGTGTCAGGGAAATTCGTGTTCGGGTGCATATTTAGATGAGATTAGAATCACCGATGGCATCGCAAGAGTTCAATCTACAACGTATATAGTTCCATTGAGGGCAGTAGGATGATAGGATATTGTTATCTTTTTGAAGGGCCAGATGCAGAAACTTATGTCATCGCAGAGTATGACGGAGTTAATGTTTTCAGGCGACCAGTAGATCCGAAAAACTGTGATTTCCTTGAATGGATTAAACAAGGAAACACACCTCCAAAAATTTCAGGTAATAAATATGTTACAGTAGTAAACAACGTGGTTACATTTGATAGTGTTTCATATAATGCAGATGTTCTATCTGGAAAGAAAGAAAGTCTTGAATCAGAATATGAACAAAGATTTAATGAACTGTCGCGTGCATTCTTGAATGCGTCAATATTAAATGACACTACTACGGTCACAGAAACCAGAACAGAGTATCAAGTTCTATTAGCAGAATATAATAAACGATTAGGTGAAATCGTATGAAATGTCCTAGATGTGGTAAAAAGAAACATGACGGAGCGTGTTCATTCGATTCGTCTAAAAAGTCTATGCTAGAAGAACAAGAAGAAAAGATGAAAACTTTAAAAATAGATACAGATTCTTTAAAGAAAGTTAAGGATGTACTATCATGAGCAATCCAGTTTGTAGTATGTATCGAGAAGATACCACAGGAACGTTAACTTCGGTTAACTCTCCAGGAACACCAACGGAAATTGATATGCGTGGATTCCGAACAGGTCTTATTGCAATCCGTAATCTCGGTAGCACGAACACTCTCCAGTATACTATTACTGGATATGCAAATTACACTGGTTTAACCGCTGGTATTACTGATGTTGCAACAGCAGACATCGCTCCAAATGCAACGGTTACGTTTACTTTCAGTAACGTCACTAGGGCAAAGTTTATTGTAACAATTACCCCAAAGGTTGCAAGTTCACAGAGCGACTATGTGGTTGAGCATTGTATGGGACTTTAAGGAGAAATTATTATGGCATGCATGACTAAAGAACAGTTAGAAGCAATTGCAGAAGCAAAGAGAATCGAAGATGAACAAGCGCGCTATAAAGAGTATATGGCACGCATTAAAGAGAATGACAACACCGATATCGATGTAGTCCCTATCCTTCTAAACGATGAACCATACCTTGAAATTCAGGGAATGTTTTTCAATGAACAGGGTGGATTCACAGAAGATATGGTTCCCGCTGAAGAACTCGTTATCGAGAAGGACGTACTTGATAGGTCTAGCGGATTTATCGTTGTTCGTTTCGGATATGCGATTCAGAATCGTGGAAAGATTGTGTTCGAAGTTTCTCTCGATGGAAAGAAACTTGACAAGTATGGAACCAACCTTCCGTATATGTCCAATGGTGGAGTCTACGAGACAACTCTCTTTGAATATCCAGGAGAAGCAAAGTTCAACAAGGACGGAAAACACAAAGTCCATGTAAAGGCTGGCGTAATTACTGGAATCGTCGAGGGTAATACCAAAGGAAAGAATGAAGGTCTCGGTCTTAAGACGTGGGGTCAAGTAAAGAACATTGTCGAGAAAGACTTTGTTATCGAACTTAAACCACATAAGATTGTTGATTGAGGTGAACCTTCATGGTCAAACAATTTTTGATTGACGAAGAACTCGCAAATAAAATCATAGATATGCTTGACGACAAGCCGTATAAAGAAGTCTATGAAATTATGGAAGGGTTACTTCACTTGAAAGAAGCACCAGAGGGTATGACCCCTTCTGTGCCTTTAGCAACTGGTGATAGAAAATGAGCGCAATTAAAGTCGGTGCTGAAGCAAAGGCCGAAGAAACAGAAACAGTCCATGCAACAATTGTTGCGACTGCCAATCCTGGATGGCGTGTTCTTACACCCGAAGAAATTGCTCTTGGATGCACAGGAAATCCAGACGACGAATACGATGCTGCTTCTGAACGTATGGAAGGAATGTTCGTTGGAACACTCGTCAATAGACTTCTTAAAATCCTTGGGTTCTTCTTAAAGATTGATGGACTTGACGATTCACATGGATTCTGTTCTACATATCGTGAGTGGCATATTCTATGCCGTGGATTCTATAGCGGGTTCGCTTGTGCTCTGGGAGAAAAGTTTGCTCCATGCCCTGACAAGTGGAAAGACGAAGCACAGTATTACGAGGGTGGACAGGAAGCCGGTTATATCCTGAAGAATGGGAAACTCTGGATTCCCCTCACGGGTGTTGCAAGTTCAGCACTTACATACATCGTGCTCAATATGGATACTGTGATTCCGTTAATAATGAAATTCATGAATCTGTAAGGTGTTATCATGGCAACGATTGATGGTAGAGGTAAATTACTTATAGCGAGTGGCATACTCGACGAAACTGGTAAAAGAATTTTTTCTGGAAAGTTTAACGAGTATGGTCACATTGCAATGGGTATCAGAATCTTCACTGTCACTCTTACAGAAACAATTCATGTCGCCGACAATACATTCAAACGACTTACACGTTCATTCAGTGAGTCCGTGAAAGCAACAGTAATATATCTGGCAGGACTTAATAGAACCCTCACAGAAAATATACAAATAACAATGGACAAGTCTTCCACTTTAACACGCAACATAGTTGAGAGTGTGTTATTAAGTGTTGGTAGAACCACAAAACTTACAAGAGTATTGGAAGAACAAGTTGTTGTTACAATAGATATGTGGTTGCGTAGAGTTATTTATTTCATTGAACACGTTCATTTGGGAGATGCAATCGGAGCAAAAACCATAACAAGAACATTAACCGAATCAGTTCATTCAACGATAAACAGAACCACAGAACTCACTCGCAATTTAACAGAGCAGATTAATATTCTCGATACATTGATAAGGGCACGAGTAGTTACTTTCATTGAAACAATCAATATATCCGATACAATAACGAAGAAAGTAACGAGAACTTTATCAGAGTTAGTAAAAATAACTGTGACATTTTCTGGTGCAACCACTCAATTCATAATGAGATTGAAGAATACAAAATTAGTTTCCGTATATCGCAATGCACAAACCAGATTAGTTCAGCAATTTACGAGATCGACTTCGATCTATGACCATACTAATGTAAGTTTAGAAGATGGACGTGATGTAAAATGAGAATGAAACAGGGAAATATTTATCCTTTTGAATACGTGTTGGAGTATGACGATGCAACTCCCATCAATTTAGTCGGCGCCACTGTTACAATGACGATGACTTTAGATGATGGCACATCTCCTACCGTCGATAAAGGTTCGTGTACAATTGTATCCGCATCAGAGGGAAAGATTAAATATCAGTGGGTTGCTGGTCAAACTGATGTTATTGGGATGTATCGCATTGAATTTGTTGTGAACTTTTCAGGTGGTTCAACTCTGTCTGTTCCATCGAATGACGTCATCTGGATGTTCATTATGGCAAGCGCAGATGGCCCGGCGGTGACCCCGCCATGATCAAAACTTTTAATGCTGATAAATCGTCTCTCGATAAGATACGCAGCATGACGGAGGCTCTTTCTTGTAAGGAGCATGAACTCCAAAAGGCAAACCGTCGTTACCGTGCGATTCTCGATCACGCTCCCATTGGGATGTTGATGACATCCGGGCGTGTTATAATCGACACGAACAAACGACTTGAAGAAATGCTCGGTTGGTCGAGAGATTGTTTAATCGGTAAATCGACAAGAGTCATCTACGATTCGGAAGAGACTTTCCAGTATGTAGGAAGACTTCTTGACGAGGATAGAAAAGAATTCACTTGTCGCATAAACATGCGTCATGCAGATGACACAATAAAAGAATACACGCTCAAGGTTACGAAGATTACAGACGACGAAAATGTCGCAAGCATTTACATTGAGTTTCGAGGTGTGTAATGGATGTCAAAGGAGACTGGTCAGAGTGGAGAAACCACGTTCTGAAAGAACTCGAACGGCAGAACAATAACATCGATGCACTCGCAGAAAAACTCGATGAATTTGAAAAGACCTGTCTCCAAAAAGAGGGCGACCAAAAGGCCGTCAATGCGGAGACAAGAATAAAACTTTATTTGATGGATGCACTCGCAGGTGCGGGTGGAGCATTAATAATGTTCATCATCCAACATTTCTTATTTTCTTAAGAATAGGTTTCTTCGACGATAGCAATATGCTTCGTCAAATCAAAGTGACGATTTAACTTACTGATCTGCGGAAGAATATCTTCTGCGGATATTTTTACGCGAGCCTCGTCAAACTCGCAAGCATTGATTACACGGTTGAGCGTAGCAAGCAGATTGCTCATCGTGATTGCATTCTCTTCCATCTTGAATGCCTTCGACACACGCTTGTATTCATCCTTTACCGTCTTAAGTTGCCTTTCAATAACGCTCGCTTCTTTGGAGAGGGCTTCGAGTTTTTGTTCTCTGTCGGTTATCTGCGATGCAAGATAATCCAATTGAAGGGTATATTCAAAGTTCTCGTCTTGGCCGAATTTATCGAGAGCATTTTCAAGAACCTGGCTGATGTTGATTCCCTGCTTCTTTGCGTTATCGAACTTCTCCGTGTCAATGTAGACACTGTGTTTCTCGCGCACCATTATTACACCCTCACAAAACCAAACTTCGTTCCACAATGGATTGGTTCACGTCTTAACTTTAACGCAATCTTAATCCTACACCATGTATACCAAGGTTGTGCACAGTTTTTACAAGTCTGATTATCATCTGCGTCTGGATCGAAAGTTGTTACATGGAAGTTATCCATTACAAACACCTCGCAAGAACTGGAATGGCTTCGAGTATCTCATCTATATCGCGCACAGTGACATACTGATAGTCAAGCGTGGCATCCATAAAGACAGACTCATTCTCTTCCATGAATGTAGGCTTGAACGGTTTCGTCATTATAACCCCACGCGCTTCTCTTCCATGCTCACTTCGTTCAGAAAGATTCTTACGAAGGCGAATGAGTTCAGGAACCATCTCAAATAGATGATCAATCTCTTCCCTTGTATAAATCTTACCACGCAGATGTTCTACAATTGTGCAACCAGCCCTACGCATAGTTGAACGACTCTCATCCACGAACATTACATCATCATTAATTAATCGAATCATGCTAACTCCACCTTATTACCAATACGCTTAATCATATTGTATCTCTGCATATCATTCAGAACCTGGTTCATCTGCTCTGCGTTCCAACCTACCATCGTGCACTCGCTTGCGAGCATCTGCGTGTTGGTCTTACCACCGAGAATACGAATCATATTCTTCATGAGTCCGAGATCGACACCGAGGTTGATTTCAAGCCGCCACTCTTTTTCCTGCGTCAGAAGCATCTTAAGTTCATCGTTGATAACGAGATCCATCTTCTTCTTTGCTCCGAACTTTGCAAGGTTATATCCGAGAATTAACTGGTCATAGAGTGCTGCCTCGAAACTAAAGATACCCATCTTCTCATAGAGATTGAGAATCTCATCTGGATAATTTACACGCTCAATCGTGTTAAGGCTTGCAATAAAACTTTTGTTCATGTTATTAATCTTCAGCATCTCCGTCGGATCAGGCTGAATATTCTTCGCATTGTGACGGGCTTGCATAATCATCTTGTTGTCTTTCCGTGTTGGCATGAAAAGCATATAACAGAAACGACGACCAAGACCACTAGCCATATCAATCTTTGCTGGCTGGACACCCGTCCATAGAGTTACACTCGTATCGAACTCATGCATACCACAAGCCAGACGCTTAACAACGTGACCACCATCGAGGATAGTGAGTAACTGCGAATCCATCTGATTGTTTGTGGTTGACTTCATCGCCTGTGTAATACCACTGAACTCATCGACGAGCATAAGGCCATCTTTATAGATTTCTGCTGCTCCAGGAATAGAGCGCTGTTCTCCGAATCCATCTTTTCCAAGTGTCCCGACAAGTCCCGCTTCAGTCATCGACTGCTCATATCCGACTTTCATTCCCGCATTGTTAAACACACCTACGTCCTTATCCCCTGCCATATTTGTGAGATAAAAACTTTTCATGAATCCGGCTGGACTCACAAACAAAATTGGAAGTCTGGCATTGAGAATCTTTTTACCCTCATAGTAAATCTTTCGTTTATGATTCATGAGATTGAATGAGTGACAAGCAAACGAGATTGTGTAGTAAGGTGCATATCGTTCATATAAATATGCCTTTCTACTTTTCATTTCCTCTAAAATCATATCATAAATCATTCTACAATCACATACTCCCCATCTGTAAATTTTATAATTCCTCGTTTCATCAATTCACTTACCGCCTTGTTTAAAGTTCCATGCGCAATATGATGCTTGCTGTTTGAACACAAGTATAGATTATCAATAGAGTTATTTTGTTTATTCATATCTATGTGATGGATAGTTTCATTTGGAAGTAATCTTCGTTTTATAGATAGTTCCATCACTCTTCGATATGGTCTAAATTTGCAACTTTGTTTTAATTCAATTAATGGTTTGACATAACTAATATCTCTCTCAATATTATAATCATGTAATATTCCATTAATTGTTGTTACTGATATGCCTAATTCTTTAGCGAACACAATCGCTGGAATATGAGTGTTGGACAGAATCTTTTCGATTGTATCTGGAAACACAGATTTATATAATTTAATTTTTAGTTTGGAACATCTAGTCGCAGTTGCGCCGATTGTTCTATGCAACACATTTGCCATATCAGATAATGACATTGTATTAGAATTATCCCTTAAAAAATTATCATGTTTTTCTGTCCAAGTTGCACCCATATTACTCACCTTCAAATGGTATTTAACATTGTTAAAATTCGCTTGGCTTTAA